GAACCAATCAAAAAGAAAGTTCAAAAACAACTACAAGCAAAGGTTAATAAATGGAAGGAGCAGCGACAGAACAAGAAAAAGGATTCTTCGGAAAGTTAAAAGAGAACGTTGATGATCATGAAGAACAGATGCTAATCCTTGGCGCAATGGTGCGTTTGGGAGTAGTCATTTGGTCCGGATTTATCATAACTTTGAACTACGTAGAATTACCTATGTTTAAGAAAAGCCCGGGTGGGGATATAACTTTCCCGGCTTCGATATTCACGGGCGCCCTTGCAACTTTTGGTTTATCCACAGGTAACGGAAATGGTAAAAAAAACGGAAATGGCAACGGTGATAAAAAAGAAAAACCATGAATGAATTCTTACAGGTAATGGCTTGGAGCTATACCGTTGGATTAACTATAGTTGTTCTTTTTAAATTTATCCAAGACACAGACTAATGAAAAAATGGTTAATACTCTTAGCTCTGTTGTCACCCGCAGCAGCAAGAGCAGAATTAGTGACCCCGAATTTCACTCAGGGTTCGATGAACAGTACAACGACAACGACTCAGGAAATCGTCGAGGAAATAACGACGACCACTTATGGGTCTGCATTAAACAAATGGAGTGGCGAAAATATCACTCATACATCAGCCTCATCAGGAGGTTTAGCCGATACAGATTCGGTGTACACCTTACACACGGCTGGAGATCCTTTCTCTTTAGAGATAGTAGAAAGAGCAGCAAGTCAAGTTCTATCCTTAGAAGTAATCGACAGAGAAATCGACGTTACTTCTACTACGGTATCCTTGTCAGTCTTCTCTCAATAGCTCCTGTAAAGGCAGATGAAAACAATGTTAGTAATCCTGTGGCAGCAGCCACTGGAAATGTAACCAATCAAGCAGTACAATTCCAGAACAATGGAGCACCGTCTAGGCAGCATTACGGTCCTAATATAAGCTGTAATGGGGCTACAATGACGTTTTCTCCATTTTACATGGGAAACCATACTAAGCCTTGGGATATAGATGCAGACGGTATGAGACCTTCCAGCTACACAATGGCTGAGAACTGGGGAGGACAAATTAACTTTATGATCCCTTTAGATCGTGAAGGTTTAAATAGATGTCGCAGTATAGCGGCAAGACAGGAAGAAAAGATGCGCCTTGATTATGAATTAGTTAGAGTATTGAAATGTGCAGAGCTGCAAAAGAAAGGGTTTATGCTGAAGCCTAATACCCATGTTGCAAATATGTGTTATGATGTAATACCTATAGCTAAGTACAAGAAAGATAAAGAAACATCTCTCAAAGAGTATTTTAAAGAAAAATGTACTCCTGTAAAAGGTTTTAAACTACCTTGGAAAGAGCAAGAGTACGAATGTAAAACTATTAAAACAAAAATGACATACGCTAACAAAAGTGCAAAAGAACTATTAGCTGAAAAAGAAGCAGCAGCTAAAGCTAAAAAAGCAACTAAAAAATCCACAAAATCTACTAAAGAATAATGACCTTATTACTAAAGCCTATCCTTTTCGCCTTTTTAAAGTCCAGAGCAGTTAAACAACTTGTTGTTGATTTGCTAGAAGGCTTGGCAAAATCCACAGATAACACACTTGATGATCAAGCTGTGGCACTAGTAAAAAAGAATTTACTACCTAAATAATGACTAAAGCTAGAGCAACTGAAGCTCAATTTAATGAGCTGCACAATTTAATTACTAAGGAGTTTCTAGAAAGAATAAAAGCTGGTGAAGCCACTACTGCAGACCTTAAGGCAGCAGCTGATTGGCTGTATAAGAATGATATCACAGGCATAGCATTAGATGGATCTCCTCTTGGTGCTCTAGCTGATCTAATGCCAAAGGTTGATTTTGATGCAGTACAACGAGCAGTAACACGCTAATGGCTCCTAAGAAACTCCCGCTTTCTAAACTCAAAAAGAGTGCCCGTAACTACCGTAAAAATCCTTTGTCTAAGATTAAGAAAAACTCAGCACAAAGGAAAAGGAATAAGCTCAAAATCAATAAAAAATACCGTGCTGAACTAAATAGTGCTAGGCGTAAAGCTGGTGCTTACGGTAAAGGCGGTAAAGATTTTTCTCATACTAAATCTGGAAAGTTAGTTAGAGAGAATCCATCTGCAAACCGAGCGAGAAACCGTGGTAGGAAATGACACCAGTACTCCCAACATCTGAACACTACTTACAAAACCTTATAGTTATGACCTCATCTGATGCAAAACGTCTTTGGAGAAAATCTATTAAGGAAGCAAACAATTATGAATGTATCTATTGTGGACAAAAACATTATGAACATGATCTTACCATTGACCATGTACATCCCAGAACAATGGGAGGTAATGATATTACTTGCAACTGCGTTCCCGCATGTAGGTCGTGTAATCAGAGCAAAGGAAGCCAAAACTGGTTAACTTGGTTTAGGGATAACTTCCCTCCAAACCGTATTAGAGAATCGCTGATCCTTAACTGGATACAATAACCCTGTAAGGTACCCATAAGCCTCTGTGAAGGGGCTTAAGTACCGTTTATATACATATGCCTAGAAAGAAAAAACAAGCCCCTTTAGAGGAGCAATTACAGAAAGACTTCCGTTTATTCCTAACGGCCATTTGGACGCATTTAGCGTTACCTGCACCTACCAGAGCACAACTTTGTATAGCAGAGTATTTACAACATGGACCCAAGAGACTCCAAATTCAAGCTTTTCGAGGTGTTGGTAAATCTTGGATTACTGCGGCTTTTGTTCTTTGGACGTTATATAACGATGCCAATAAGAAGATTATGGTTGTTTCGGCTTCTAAGGATAGAGCTGACTCATTTTCAATCTTCTGCCAAAGATTAATCCTTGAAATACCGTGGATGTCCCACTTAAGACCTAAAAATGATGATCAGAGATGGTCTAGAGTGTCTTTTGATGTGGGTACCGCTGCACCTCACCAAGCACCTAGCGTTAAATCAGTCGGTATTACGGGACAGTTAACTGGATCTCGTGCAGATTTGATGGTTTTAGACGATGTAGAGGTGCCAAACAACAGTATGACCGAACTACAACGTGAAAAACTACTTCAATTGGTTACTGAGTGTGAGTCTATTCTTACTCCTAAACCTGATTCTCGTATCATGTTCCTTGGAACTCCTCAGACTACTTTTACCGTCTATAATAAACTCAGAGAACGGGCTTATAAACCTTTTGTATGGCCAGCTAGATACCCTCGAAAGGTGGCTATGTATGATGGTTTACTCGCACCACAACTAGAACAAGACTTAGAAAATGAAAAAGATCTCACTTGGAATCCAACGGATACAAGATTTAAGGAGGACGATCTGCTGGAACGTGAATCTGCTATGGGTCGTAGCAACTTTATGTTACAGTTTATGTTGGACACTTCTCTCTCTGATGCAGAAAAGTTTCCTCTTAAATTTGCCGATCTCATCATTAATCCAGTCAACCCCGAAACAGCACCTGAAAACATCATCTGGTGCTTAAGTAAAGACAACATAGTTAAAGAGTTACCTTGTGTAGGACTTCCAGGAGATTATTATTATAGCCCTATGCAAGTTCAAGGTGAATGGAAGCCATATAGTGAAACTATCTGCAGCGTAGACCCCTCTGGAAGGGGTACAGATGAGACTGTAGCGTGCTTTATATCCCAGTTGAATGGGATTATGTATTTACATGAAATCTACGCCTCTACAGACGGTTATTCAGACAACACTTTATTAGCTATACTTGCTAGATGTAAGAAATACAAAGCTTCAACATTATTAATAGAATCTAACTTTGGTGATGGCATGGTATCCGAGTTATTTAGAAAACATGCCATTAACAAACACGTACCAATCAACATAGAGGAGACAAGAGCTAATGTTAGGAAAGAAGATCGTATTATTGACAGCCTTGAGCCTGTCTTTAATCAGCACAGGCTGGTTATTGATCCCAAGGTTATTAAATGGGATTATGATTCAGGGTCTGAAAGACCAACTGAAACTAGATTCCAATATATGCTTGGATATCAAATCTCCAGAATGTGTAGGGAAAAAGGGGCCGTTAAACACGACGACAGGGTCGATGCCCTTGCCCAAGGTGTCAAATGGTTTACAGATGCCCTCTCCATCTCAGCTGATTCCGTAAAACTAGACAGAGAAAGACAAGAGTGGCAAGACCACCTTCAAGCTTGGATGGATGACCCCCAATCAGAAGCTAATTTCCTTGCACTAGGAATGGACTTTGAACAAAGACAAAAAGCTAGAGGTACTGCTAAAAACGGTGTCCCTACTTGGATTTAAAGCAACCACCCTATTATACACGGAGAAGTGGTGCTCTTCGTGTGTGGAAACAGCGGTCAAAGGGAAGAAGAATAAGACACAATCTTTACTTCTTCCCC